GGGACGTTCCCGCACCAAGGCGCCTTATTAGGGCAACCTCTTAATCGCGCTTTTTAAATCCTAACCCCCAGGAGGAACATTGACATGAAGTCAAAGACGCGTGAGAGTGACCCCTTGGTTTTAGCCAAGGAGTTCTTCGTTACAAATTTAGTAGGGACCATTTTAGCTCAGGGATCCGGTGACACTTTTTGGGATAGTAAAATAGAGTCTATCTCATATGGCGCCGGCCGGAATCGATACAATCCTTGTACCCATTATAAATGGACGCAAGAAGTATCGATGTATCCACTTACTCAATTTCGTAGGTGGACAACCTCGGACTCTGAATGGGATCACAGTAGTAATCCCGGTACTGGTCCTTACGATAACGAAGACACCTGCCGTAACTGGGTGAGATCAAAAGTCGATCCTCCGGATTGGCGTATGTTTTCACAGCGGGCGATAGAAGCTATGACTCCAACTATGGAGACGGGCTTCTCTCTCGGTAATTTTATGTATGAAATCCGAGAAGTAAAGTCGCTGCTCAAATGGTGGAACAAAGGACGTTCTTGGTTCAAGAACATTTCCGATGTATCTCTCAATTACAGTTTCGGGCTTCGTCCGTTTATTTCGGATCTGCTCGAACTCGCACGTGGTTTGTACGACGTGCGTGACCGCCTAGCCGAACTTAAGTCGGGAGCGGGCAAACTGCAAGTGCGTCATTACTCCGAAGAGGAGAAGTTCCTAGAGTACGAGGGATCATATTTCACTAACGACGGAGAAATCCGCCGTGATTATGAAATACATGTCCCTAGTCTTATACGTACGGCCACTATGACCTACGTATACCAGATGCCAGATATTGACGAGGACCTGTTTTTCTTATACGGGCTCCTCGACTCCCTTGGGTTAAATCTTAATCCAAGAATTATCTGGGATGCGTATCCGCTCACCTTTGTTGTTGATTGGTTCTTCAACGTTGGTGAATTCCTTTCGCAATTGCGGAAGAAATGGATACCGGTCTCGATACACATAAAAGATTTTGGTGTATCGGAAAAATACAACTACTGGGCTAAAGAAAATGTTCAGAAGCTCGGTAAAGTTGATGGACCTCTGGCACCCCTACGTGAATTTTGGGGAAAGAGCTACACTCGGAGACCTTATAAGGTCGATGATCGGTGTTTTTATCCGACCCCGAGTGGCGGACTCACATTACGAAAGTTTTACCTGGGGTCGCTGCTTATTACGCAGCGGATAATCTAGACCTGCCTGAGTCCTTTTACCATTGTGGTAAAACAGGCAACACCTGCCGGAAAACCGGCTACAAACCTTGCGCATTGTTGAGCGCGCAAATGAAGGTGCCACCAGCGGAACCGTGTGGGACTAATGGTAGCTCCTTCTAGCGCATTTACACGCGCATGAAAGGAGACCATCATGTCTTTTTCAACAAACGGCCAGATCGCAGTCGAGGATGCAACACCCGCGACTGTAACCTACTCAGAAGTTCAGAACACCGGTAGTCAGTGTATTTATGCCGATAGGGACCGAGAAGTCGGTATCCCGAGGCAACTGACGATTTCCCATCAGAAGACGGGAAGTGGTGAAGCCGCACGTTTGCGGTCAATGGTCAAATTCTCGAACTCTGTTGAAAACAGTGCTCTTGAAGGCGATATTGTCGAACACCGGATACATCTGGTAATCGACTCGCCCCTTCGTGTGGTCGCTAAGACCGACATCGAAGACGTTTTGGCGCAACTCGTCGATTTTCTTGGCGAGGCGACATTCGTTGACCAAATTATGAACCAAGAGGTCTAATTAGTCGGCCGGTCGGATCCCCAATTGGGGACTGGTGGCTTTTGGAGGTTTTCCATGAAAAATGGTAGCCTGAAAAGCCAAACCGCGACAGAAAGTGATATATTGACTTTTTGTCTCGGCCTTTCGACCAACCTGCTTACTGATATGCTACAGCAAGCGGGACTGGATTTGAAACGCGATTTGCAATCTCTTGTAGATCGCACCCACGCAGAAGGTCTTGGTTTTCTTACCAAGACATTACCAACTATGGGCAAAGCTATACAGCAAGCCCTACTTGGTAATCGACTCTCCATTCCGCAATTTCGTAAAATGCGCGGAACTGTAATCCCTCATTTTATGAAGGGGTTACTTAGTCGCTGTTTTTCAACTGCTGGGGAAATTCGTGAGGACGCGGATATCTGCGCTCTCACTGATTTGATCCAGTTTTGTTTCTTGCATTACAAGTTGGAGGTTCCGTATGATCCAAAGACCAATGACAAAATTCTTAATAAGTTTGTCAATACGGACGCAGAACTTCCCCAAGACTTCAAACATCTTGGGTCTGCTGATGTTCGTCTTGAGCCTAATATTCTCTGTTTGGCTAATGAGCTCATTAAAGAGCTCCTGGCCGGTTTTAATCCAGAGGATATTACCCCTCGTCATGGGCCTGGAGCCGTAGCTACAGGCGAAAGGCCCGATCAAAAGATGCAATTTAAACGCATCTATGAGCCTGTCGAGGAGTTTTACCCTGCTCAGGAATTTTATTTCCTGAACGCGAGGCACTTATTCGACGAATGGGACAAATACTGGTCGTTAGACCATGTAGATGAACCAGTCGCAAAGGTTGCCTTAGTCCCCAAGGATTCTAGAGGTCCTCGGCTTATTTCAGCCGAACCCCTAGAGTTACAATTTATCCAACAGGGTCTAGGTAAAAAGCTTGTCGCATGGATCGAGCGCCATCCACTAACTCGTAGGAAGGTAAATTTTACCAACCAAACGATAAACCGTAAGTTGGCCCTACGTGGGTCAATCGACGGGATGTGGTCAACGCTAGACATGTCAGACGCCTCCGACAGAGTGTCCCTTGCGCTAGTAGCGCGGTTGTTCGAAGGAACTGGATTATATCCT